CGCCGTACACTGCGTCGGCCTGAAAGCCTACAAAGTACTCGTCCCCTTCTCCGCCGAGCTGCGGCACCGCTGAAGCGAAGTCCACATAAGAGTAAGTCCGGCCTAAATTGTCCTCGCGCTGTAGCACGGGAACGGCTGTGGAAAAGTTGTGGAGCGTTGCGTTTTCGAGCACGACGGTAGCCGCTTGTATGCGTCGATCGGCTATGACTAAAGTGGAGTCGTCAAGCCCCGCCTGGAAGTCCGCCGCGAGCGCTGGCACGGCCGGGCGCGGGTTCGCCGCTTTCGGATCATGGCCAGGCGCGCCAATGATGAGCGGATAGGCCGCGCCCTGCGCTTTGTCGCCGATGCTGTATCCGGTGGCAACTCGCGGGAACGTCGAGGAGTCCACGACGGCTTGCGCGTCCGGGACGAGCTTGGCATCCCGCGCCGGACTTCGAGACACAGTCACCGACATAGGATCGTAAATCGTCTCATACTGCGCGCCCTCCGTGAGTCCCCGCAGAATGACGGTAGCGCGCTCGAGGACGGTGCCGGGATACCAGCGTCGGACGATAGCCGTCTGAAGCTCCAGAGACTGGCCGCGCGCCTCTATCAGTGCCCAGTCAACGCCAGCCGATATCGTCACCGGGAGCGACTTGGCGGCGCCTCCGTCGACGCTGACGGCGAAGTCACCGAGCCCGGACTCGTACCGATACACATCACCGGACGCGTTTGTCACCGATACGGCCTCCGAGGCGAAGCGATAGACTCGGCCGCCCACGTCCAGATCGAGAAGCCAGACGCCGCGGATACCCAATACCTCGGAGGTTGCCGGCATTACTTGATCTCGTCGAAGACAAGCGCCTCGATCCGCTGTTGCTCATTCACACCGAGATCTCCGGCCGTCCCATTGCCGCGAGCCGATGAGGTAAGTCGTCCATAAACGAAGCGCGTCGAGTCGGTGAGCGTTGTGTCTGCGTCTGGGATCTCCTCAATGGCCACACACGGAACCTGGCCGGACTCCATCTCTTGAAGGTGTCCGAACAGCCGATAAAGCACGTCCTCGTCTCCCACCATGGGGATACCTGTCGTCGGCCCCACGTAGTCCACATCAGGGCCGCTCCTGATCTCGCAATGGTTCGTTCCACTCTGCCAGTGTATCGACCAACGACGAGCAGGCGGGCCAAGCTGACGAGCTCTCGAAGTGCCGTAGCTGTCGACGGTCACGGCAGCATTGCCCACCATCTCATCACCGCGGCCCCAGTCGATCCGATCTCCAAAGGCCGCGAGCTTTCCGGCCATGAGAACGCCGGCCTCGAAGTAGTCGTCTGGGCAGTCCTGGACGGGTATCCGAATGCGCCACCAGTCCACGAAGAGTTGCGCGGCAAGGTGGACGACGAGCAATCCCGACGGGAACACAAGGCTCATCCCGGCCGGCGATGTCGGATCGGTCGACGCCACGCCCTCGAGGGTGAGCACGGGCTTTGCAGTCGTTGCAGGTGTCCAGCCGCCGGCCGTTTGCGCTGTCACCTTACGCAGCGCAGGAGGCACGCCGCCGAGCTGCGCATGGCCACCCACGAGCGAGCCCTCGAAGAGATACCGATCGGCCGGAGGAGACGCACCGCCGCCGGGTATCAACGCAGATCCGGAGCGGATACCTGCGAGACCCTCGAAGCCCTCGGACAGGTTCAGCGTGCCTCGAGTCGTCCATGTCACTCCGTCCGGTGAGCTCTCCAGGTATGCCGTCCGAAAGTTTGCACCCGAGACGAAGAGCCCGAGCGAGTCACCCACCCACACGTCCTCGGGAAACTTGAACGTCAGGATCTGCTCTGTGAGGCCGCTCGAGCGCCACCGTACATCCGGTGACGGTGACAGCCGACAAAAGGCGTTCGTCACGGGGTAGTCATACGCCGCCGGAATGGTATAGCCGTCGTCCCGTCGGGCCGGGCCGGAAGTGGCCGACAGAAAGCCGACGGAGCCGATATCAGGCACTGGCACTGGGTACCGGGTGATCGGCTTTCCGCGAATCAATAGCGGACCATTTTGCGGCTCGTAAATGTTGAGCGTCGACACTGCCATCTGCTGACGCGCCCACTGAAATTGTGCCCAATGACTTGTACAGGTACCGGCGACGCCATGCCCCCAGCGGAGAAAGCCGGTCGCCGCCGGTGCGCCAGCGTTATTCACGAGCGAGCCAGAAGGGCCGACATTGACGCGCGACTGGCCAGGACGCCACCAATACGTCGAGATCGTGCCACGGTTCGCCCATATGAGAATGATGGCGTCAGACGTGAAATCGAACAGCTGATCGGTGCCGATCTGCGCTGGCGTCACAATGTCATAAACCCGGAAGCCGGCCGTCGAGAAGTTCACAGACCACCGGTAGTCGCTGGCGCCGTCAGCCATGCGGCCCCCGACATGACACACCCTCGTCGCCAGATCTCCGCCACTGTCGACGCGCACCTGACAGAGCACGAGCTGCTCAACGTCCGGAGATAGGCCGGGCACAGTGCGGGTGTGAAAGCTCGTCGACGCCACCGTCACACGCTCGAGCTCGCCAGGGCTCACCAGAGTCGACGCAGCCCCTGTCTCCACCCATGTCGTGCCGGCATTCTGCGGCAGTTCGATCGGAGTCCAGTTCTCGGTAAATGCCGTCCTCGCCGATGGTGAGGTAGCCCCGTCGCTCGTTACGGCCTGCCAGCCTCCGAGCCAAAGGGCCGAGAGTCCGACAGTGATCGATACCGACGAGGCCCATGGGCCGAGCATGACGACGGAGCCGAGGCACGGCACCGTAGCGCCCACGTCGAGCCGATCGGCAGTCGTGCCCATGGTGTGCGCGGTGCCGTATCTCACCCATGAGACGCCAGCGTCCACCGAGCCCCATGCCTCTATGACGCCGCTCGCGAGGCGAAGGTGGGCGTATAGCGTGCCGTCCGGATCTGCGGTGAGCGAGCCTTCAAGGTACGCCGCCGATGTGATCGCAGTCTCTTCGGTATTCGTTAGATCTTCAAACGGCGATGACAGCCGACGAACCACCGGGAAGTCGTCCGACTGGCGAATATAGAAGACGAAGAGCCCGTCGACGGACTGCACGAGGGCGACGGAATGGCCGAGCGCTGGAGTCGTGCCGACAAGATCGAATGTCGCGCCCAAGTCGCTCGAGGCCAGTTGGTGGACGATATCGCCAGCGGCGGTGTCCTGCACCAGCATACCCACATCACCGCGAAAATACGCCATGCGAGAGCGGCCGAACGTTGACGCGTTGCCGAGGTACGGATCCTCGCTATACGTCGCCCACGTCGCCCCTTTGTCGTCGCTGTAATACATGGCGTTACCGAACTGCAAGAGCGCGCGCTCGCTCTCCGGAAGCACGAGAAGCGCCGGGTAGCTCCAGTTGGCGGCTACGGGTAGCGTCGCTCCGAGGGCGCTGTAGGAGCGCGTCGAAGGGTTGATGACGCGTGAGCCTCCGGAGACGAGAGGAGACGGGGGCGATTCCGTGCGGAAGCACAAGATCTCTTGTGTGCTCGGTATCGTCGCAGCGTCAAAGCGTCCGAATCCCGTTGAGCCATACTCCGGGAACGCTTGGCCGTTTGCGTAGATCGGAGGGTTCCAGCCTCGATACTGGGTGTCGCCCACCTCCGACGCGAGCCGGTACGCGAGTTGCGCACCGTCCCGGCCGGGCATTCCTGCTTTGATCGAGCGGACGAGCACGTCCTCGGCCTGGCTGTTGTGTACGTGCGCGGTGAGCTTTGACAGGGCGTCGAGCGGCTTCCCATGGCCCGGCCTGCTCGTCGACTGCGTATAGCTCGAGTCGGCCGGCGTCGGCGGCGTAACCACCGGACGAAGCTTGTCGCGCGTCAACTGCGAAGGAATGAGAAGGCCGCCGGGTATCGCGGTGCCTATTCTGTCACCCATAGCTAGCCCCTCCCATACACAGGCGCGCGGCCAGGTGTCAGTCCTAACGCACCCACAATTCGGCCGGTGAGATCTGGAGAGCTCAAGATGGCCTGGGCAATGGTGGCGGAGTCCATTTGCAGGACTACAGTCGAGCCGCCCATGGCTCCGCCGGTGTTGATGGCCTCGAGCCCGTCCCGGCCCAGCGCGTCCATCCCGCGCCCGGTGACAATGCCCTCTTGAGGTTGCGCCATAATGTTAACGTGGTCGGCCGAGGCGGCTCCGCCTCCGGGCATTCTGTCAGCCACGAGGCCGCCGACCGGGAAGTCGGGCGGCTTTTGCGCGGATATTACGGCGAGTTGAGTTGCCGTAGCAATGCTGGCCGCGGCCGCAGCGCCCGCTGGAGCTCCGGCCAACATAAACGAAAAGGCGGGAATGAGGGCCACTGCTGCACGAGCACCGTCGATAATGGCTTGAGCCTTTTGCGCGGCCTTTTGCATTCTGAACGACTTCAGCGCCTGCTTCTCGGCTATGCGCTCCAGCTTCTTCATTTTCTTCTCGTCGGCGTCTTCGAGCCTATCGATCTCGTCGAGGCGGCGCTCGGCCTCGGCCTCACTGATCTTGCCCGACTCCAAAAGGCCGGCAATGTTCTCTTCGCGCTTCTCACGGCGCTTCTCTCCCTCTTGCTCGATGGCTGCCGTTTGCTTGTCGAGTATGGACTGTATCTTATCGATCTGGAGCTGCGCGAAGCCTTCGATCGCGCCGCCGGCTGTTCCGATCACCGTATCGATATCGGCCAATGTTTGAGCGATGGCAGCCCTTGCAGCTTCCGCGGCCTTCGCGTCTAACATCTCCCGCATTTTGTCCACCTCGACCAGGAGGCTGCGTTGCTTGTTCGCACGCTCCTCGTCGAGGGCCTCGAGGTCTCGGATCCGCCGCGCTTCCGCTGCCGCCAATGCTTCGCGAGTGGCGTCCGCATCTTGCGACGCCATCATGACCTCGGCAATGGAGTCGATCCGATCTTGATAGGCCTCCTCGATCTTCATCTCATCGGATAGCCAGTCCTCGTTCGCGGCGGCGGTGATGTCCGCGAGCGTTTCGGTTGCCTTCTGTTGATCCTGGATAGCCTTGAGCGTTTCGCGGATAGCCCGCGCTCGTTCGCGCTCTGCCTCTGCGGCTGCCTGTTTCGCGCGGGTTGCGGACTCCGTCGCCGCCTTCTCGTCTTCCTGCGCAGTCCTAAGCTTTCCGCTGGTGACCATTGCGGCTGCAGCGTCATCTTGCGCCTCTTTGAGCACATCACCGTAGCCGGCCCACGCGGCTACCGATGCCCACGTAGCGGACTCGTTCTCGACCATTACGTCTTTGATCGCGAGCGCTGGAAATACCACTCGGGCGATCTTGCCGAGGCCTTCCATTTTCTCCATCATGCCAGCGACGGCGAAACCGGCGACGAGGATGGCCTCGGCCGAGTCCGAGAACGCGCCAGCCAACTCCGTGCCGATAGCAAGCTTGAGCCGATCAGCTAGGACGCCGATTCCGCCGAGAGCGTCGTTGAAGTCGTGAACGCTTGCAAGCGTCTCCGGCGGCACTGGGGCAAAGACGCCGGCCTCCTCGAACGGCTTCATCGCCTCCGCGAGCTCTTCCGCCTCATCAATGAGTCCGACGATCACTTTGACTGACGCCGCTCCGGCTATGCCGATTCCAGCTATCGCCAGTCCAGCCGCCACGAGCCCCGCGCCCACCGGGCCAATGGCCGCGGATGCCTCGAACATGGAGCGCGCGAACTTTTCGACCTGGCCAGCACTGCCACCGACGGCGCCACCGAACCCCTCGGCCGCCTGTTTCGCAGACTCGAACCCTGCGCGCGTCTTGTCGCTGGCGCTCTTCTGCGCCTTGGCCGTCTTCTTCGCCGCCTTCTCGGCGCGCTTGTACTGCTTCTCGAGGCCCTTGACCATGGCCTTCGCTTCTTTGCTGCTGATCTCCGGGAGCTTCGCAAGCTCTTTGCGCATGTCTGCGAGATCGGCCTCGAAGGCTATTCGGACGCGTTCTTCGGTGGCCATTACTGGCCCCCCAACACGTCGCCCATTGTATCGGCCAAGCGCTCGAGAAGCCGCGGAACGCTGGCAAGTCCTGGTTTACGGATCAGCTCTTGCCAGGCGCTCTTACCTCCCTGGGCGCGGCCTTTAATGTAGACGACATAGGGCGAGGTGTTGCCCACGAACGACTCAAGCCGATCATTCGACACCACGCGAACGCCGGAGACAATAGCCGCGCGGCTTCTGCCGGTCTTGACTGGCCATTGCCCGATCGCGTCAGCGCCCAGTCTTGCGGCCTCGGAGTCGAGGACGGGAAGGAGTCCGGGGCGCGCGTTGTTGATGGCGCGGCGATAGACACGGTCAAGAGTATCGTCCATCACCACCGACGCATCACCGCTTGTGTACCTTAGCTTTGCCACCGCTCACCCTCACTTGATTCCATGCCAATAATCGGACTTGATCTGCGGCTGGGAGCGTTGAGAACCACCCAGGAAACTTGCCCCACAGCCGCTCGATCTCCATCAGCTGGTAGTCGAGGACGCCGGAGCCTCGGAAAAATCCGCCGCCTCTTTGACATCGCCTCCGTTCAGGCTGCCGACTGCTTCGTTGAGCTTTCCGAGCGCAGCGCCACCCGCCGCAACGACTTGATCGATCGTCGTCCCGTCTCCGCGCGTCACGAGCTCCTGGAGCACTTTCCCGCCGTATACGGCCGGGTTGTAGCCGCATCGGGCATAGGAGACGGACGGGCGGCCTCGGCCTCGCCAGCATACGCCGAGCGCTGCGTACAGAGCGCGCGGCAGGTTGTCTGTCCCGAGGTGGATGATGTCTAGCTGCATGGCTACCGATGACGGTGCTTCAAGCGTCACATCCTCATACTTTCCAATCGTTGTCATTGTGCGTCCCTTCGTTTTGGCTATGCGGCCTGTGAATAGGCCACGTCGCCGGTAATAGCGCCGAGGATCTCCCAGCTTAACGACCACGTATCCGGATCGCCCTCGCTCCAGTCGAGCGAGACGCGGCAGTCTTCCATCGTGAAAGTGTGATCGAAGTCGTCGCCGAAGTCCGTCCCCTCGATCTGAATCTTGATGTCGATCGTGTCCGGCTTGGGAGCCGCGCCCATGGTGCCGACGCGCGCAGCGAAGGCCGAACCCGCCTTGATCGAAAGGAAGTCGGAAATGCAACCCGTGGTGGCGTCGGTGAACTGTGAGAACATCGCCGTCAACGAGCCGGACGGGTAGACGCGGGTGCCTCGCGCAACGCTCTTGAGCCGGCCGCGCCGCTCGTACTTGATGATCTCGTACAAGCCGTCGACGAGCCCGGACACGCTGATATCTCCGTTGTCGCATTCGAGCTCAAGCTCTAACGGCGTCGGAGTCGCGCCACCGATGAGCGTCACGGTGCCGTGAGTGAAGTTTTTGACGTAGGTACTTTTGGCCAAGGTATCCCCCTAAGAGAGAGCGAATCGGTGAGTGAGTCGGAAACGAATGTCGGAAATGTGGATCGTCTTGCCGACGACGCGCCGAGACTCGACGCCCTCGAGTCGCGTTGTCAGTCCGCCGGCCCGGCTCGTCGTCATGACGGCCTGAATGACGGACTGCTCGGCGTCCATGGCTGCGTCGATATCTGCAACGGTGGCGTCAGCTTTGACGCGCCAGGCGACACGGAGGCCCACGACGGTGTGCACCATGGAGCCATAGGGTAAGCGTTGCCGCACGTCGACGGGCTCGGGGGCTGTCGAGAGCATGCCGAGAGCAAACGAGCGGTGTACGATCTGGCGCGTATCGGCCGTCGGAAAGTCGTCGTAGCTGTGACGGCTGATCTTGTAGTCGGTGAGCGCTCCGGTAATGGCGTCCGCCATGCGAGACCGCACCGTCGATACTGGCAGAGGCGTAGTCATTCGCGACTCATGAGCCAGACGGACGAGGTAACGCTGCGCCGCTTGTCCCTGTCCGGCTGGCCAGTATCGCCAGAGTCATAGACGAGCGTGAGGGTGCCCCACGCGTGCTCGTACCGCTCGCGCCAGCGATCGGCCGTCGTCTGATACACGTTCTCGAAGTTCGCCAGATCCTCGAAGATGAGCGCGGCCCATAGGGATAGCCACACCTGACGCATAGCGGACGGCGAGAAGATACGGCCGGGCCGGTTGTCCTCCTCGATGAGGCGCAATTGAACCTCGATATCCACCTCGTCGAGCTTGGCTTGATAGTCGGCCAGGCTCATGCGGGTAATGACTTCCGAGTCCGCCGTATCGAGCGAGCGAAGGCGGCGGAAGAGATCGACTGTGCCCACTGTCGGATACAGACGAGCGCGCACTAATGCCGCGTCATTGCGGAATAGACGGACGACGCCGGAGAGCTCCAAGCGCCACTCTGCCCACCAGCCGAGGCCGAACTCTTGAGCGTCGAGCGTTGAAGCGTCGATCGTCGCCGTCGCTACACCGCCGGGAAAGGTGAGCGCATTTGTGGCCACCTCGATGCCGGACGCGTTGTAGAGCTTGAGCGTGCCCACTGTCACCGCAACAATGGCGCCGTCTCGATACACCGGACACGTAATCGTCTCTGCCCTCTGCTCGATGAGGTGAGGGAGATCGAAGGCTGCGGTGTACTGCGTCGCCATTACTTGCGCTCAAGTGTGCGCTCGACGCGCCGTACATGCTCGGCCGCGCGCTCGCGGCACTTGTCCACGTCCACCCGTTGCCCGGCTTGCTTCTGCGCCTCGACGAATTTACCCGTCCAGTCACGGTGAGCGCGCTCGAGGCCGTCGCTAGTCTTGCGGTTCAATGTCGGCCTCCTTCTTCTTTTTCTTCTTCTTCTTTGGCGGCTCGATACCGAGGACGGCGTCGAGCTCGGCGGATAGCGTGTCCATGTCCGCGCGTGCCCTGTCGGCCAGGCCTTGCAGCTTGGGGTTGCTGTGCGCTTTGCTGGCGTAGTCCTCGAAACGTTTGCGGGCTCTGTCACGCAACTCTTCGAGGACGTACGGCTCTGGCGCGTCGATCTTGCCGTTGTCCTTCAGCCAGACGCAGAACTCGACGAACCCGGCCACGTCGGAGACGACCACCGAAGAGCCCTTGTGGGGCGTCTCGAACTCGGACAGATACGCCGTCGTCTTGTTGATCGCGTCATGGGCTCGGAGGTAGTTGGTGTCCGGCCCTCGCACGTCCCACGGGATCTCTGTCCACCCACGTTTGCGCCACTTTGCGCGCTCGTCGTCCGGGTCGACGTTGGGGTCGTCGATGAATCGGAGCTCTTTGAGGAGCGGTACGACTTCGCCTTCGAGCACCGTCCACCGTAGCGGGTGCGCGATGTAGACGAATGGCGGCTTATTCGTGAGCCTCACCGGCTGGTCTTTGCGGCTCCGCGCCTTCTTCGTGACCTTTCGGCCGCTTGATGCGGTGCCCTTCTTCTGTATTCTCGGCATGGTGCGTCCTTTGATGGAAGAGGTGGCCTCGGGCGGCCTCGAGGACGCACATCCGCGCCGCCCGAAGCCACCTCAAGGGGATGACTACGCGTCAGAAATGATCGTCACGCCGCCTGCGTCGATGCCCAGTGAGGCGCCGGCGTAGTGGTTCATGACGTGCTTCTTTGTGTCTTTGGCGTTGTCGAAGTCGCGCGCATACATGCAGCCGCGGCCGAGGATGAGCTTGTTCATGTCGCCGTCGGGCATGGGCGTAGCGTCCGCCCATACGACAGAGCCAGTAGCCATCAGTGCACCCGCGCGATCTGCGCCGGCGTTGATGGTGTTGACCCGGTTCGACGTGAACACGTCCATGCCAAAGAAGTTGCCCTTGTACCCCTGGCCCTTGACGGCGAGTTGCTCTTGCGTCGCCGGTGCCCACTGCACTGCGCCGGCCGTCGAGCCGAGGAGCTCGAGGTGCACATCGCCCCACTGCTGGCCGTGGAGAATGGCGAGAAGGCCCTCATTGATCGGCGCCTCCGCCACGTCGAGCAGAATGGACGCTCGAATGAGCGAGGCCAGATCGAGATCAACGCCCGTTCCAGGGCCTTCGGTGGCCGTAAAGCCGTCGATCACTCCGGCGACGAGGTTCGTAAGGTTGTTCGAGCAACTGATCACCGTGTCCTGGACGAACGCGTCCTCTTTCGAGGGAAAGCCGATCGAATCGGTGATCGAGGCGAGGCCAGACGCGTTGTACTGCTTTGCGTACCGCTGAATAGTCACGGTGACGCTCGAGTCCGTCAGCGCCGTCTCGACGGCTGCCGTATTCTCGGCAACGGCCGCGAGGTCGTCGTAGCCGAAGAATCCAAGCTGCCCGAGCTTCACGGTCGTTGAACCGCTGCCGGCGATGTCTCCGAGATAGCCGCCGGTGAGTACCGGGTGCATCGGCAGAGCGTTTCGATCTGCGTAAAGCAGCTGGAATTTTGCCCGGAGTACTTCGGCAACCCGAAGATCAGTCAACCCACTGTAGAGAATCTCATTGGCCAAGGTGGCCCCCTATTTTTCGCGTATGGTTATCGTTCTGCCCATACGCGACACGGGGATACCGTCGGGAGCGACCCGGTAGGCTACCTGGCTAGGGTAGCCGATATTTCGAGACGCCTCAAGTCCGCGAAGCGTTCCAAGCCTTCAGCGTAGCCTCAAGATCGGCGCGCGGGCCGCCATTCTCGAAGCGCTCGCGAGCCAGGCGGATAGCGTCCGCGGTGACATCAGCTGCCGGCGCCTCTCCGCTCGAGTGGACACCAGAGCGCGGCAAAGGTGGCGACGCTGGCGCGACTGGCGTTCCGACTTCTGACGGTGGGGCCGGAGGCGTCGGTGCGTCGAAGTAAGCGAGCAACGGACGCGGACGGGTTGACGGATCTTCCTTCATCCCGTCCACCCACTCGGCGATAGCTGGACGCGACTCCTCCGGCAGTCGGCCGTGAAGGAAGCGAACCATAGCCCGTCCGTCGCCGTCGAAGCCTCGCTCGGCCAGTGCCGTGTCAAGTCCTGCGTCGACAGCCAGGGCCGCGAGCTTGGCGCGGGTTGCGTCGAGCTCCGCGCGCATGGCCTCGGCCGCAGTGGCGCTCTCTGCGTGACTCTGCAACGAAGAGCGCGCCTCGTCGAGCTCCGCCTTTAGTTTACTCCGCTCGCTTACGACCTGTTGAAACCGCTCATACGGTACCGTCTCTGTCTTCTTCTCTTCGTCCATTGTGCGCCTCTTAGCTAAATCGTCGGTTGACTTCTGCGATATCACGGAGAGCGGCTTCCGCCTGCTCTGCGCTGATGCCGGGGTGTTGTCTCTGGTATGCCTCGACCTTCGAGAGCATGCCCGAGGCCACTTGATCGGCGAGGTATTGCGCCTCTTCCTGGAGCTCCTTCGGCGTCTTCGGGAGGGCGAGATACTCGATCCGGTATCCGCTCTCGGGAAAGCTGCCGAGGCCGGAGCGGTTGGCGATGGCGGCGGAGATCGATAGCATTTGCTGATCGGAGCGCCGATACTCCTCCTCGTGTTTGCGCTGCATGATGCGCATGCCTTCCCGGCTTATCGCCAGGGCATAGCCACTTCGAGGATCTCCAGACATGCGCAGCACGTCCGAGGCCGGAAGGCCAGCCGCGACGGATACCCGGCGCTCGTAGTGGCCGATCGCTTCCTGGAACTCGGACGGAGAGCATGACACCGGAAAGGTGCCGACGGTGGGCTGGCCCTCGAAGTCGGCGAGCTGCTCGAAGATCAACAGCACCGCAGGATCGGAGATGACGCCGCGTCGGCCGTGCCCGTCGGCGTTCTCGTCATTCGTGCCGGTGCCTGCTGGCTCCACACCGATCGCCCATTTTTGACCCCACGAGGACGAGCGCATAATATGGGCAAACTGTGTCTGAAAGACGGCTGCCTGTAGGGTGCCGTCAAATACCCGCTCTTGCGTCCATGCGTCCCACATTGAGCCGGACTTGACAGGCCTATAGATCGCGTATGGGATGAACGGGGTACCGTCGGCGAATCGGTAGGGGTAGCGCTCCCCGGACATGTCCCCCTCGAGGTTCTCCGGCGTCGATATGTACACCTCCGAACGGTTGACGCCGTCGCCCACGCGCACCACGTGATAGCTCGGCGCCGAAGGGTCGCGAATGTCGAGCACGTCCCAACACCACTCGGACTCTTTCGTCGACGGATCTGTGTAGAGTCGCGCCTCTTTGAGCATGACCGGCACGTCGGGTCGGTCGCTGAACGCCTCGACGGTGACCATGTCGGGGAAAACTCGGCGATACGTCAGAAGCCCGTCGGCGACGTTGACGCGGACGAGCATGGTACGGAGGCCGAAGCTATCCCGTTGGATACGGGGCATCATCTGCCAGATACCCGACGCTGTCATGAGTCCGCCGGAGCCCACGAGGCCGGAGATATCCGCTCCGTCCTCCTGCGATACCGTCGGCGTCTTGTCGTACTGCACTGCCATGCCGCTATAGACAGTCTCGGCGACGTTGCTCGACATATCCACGTCGCGGCCCCATGCCTCGAAGCGAGTCTTACCGACTTGACGTTGCGTCCGCTCGCGCAAGTCCTCTTCGTGCTCTCCATACAGAATGCGACGCCGCAGACGGGTGTGGCGCCAGCGCTTGCGATCTTCGGAGGATTCAGGCCATGGTGGCGGCTTCTCGTGCATTTATCACCCGTACATGTAGATCGCGCCGCGGTTGCGGCGTTTGCGCTTATCGAAGATGAGATCGTCCAAAGAATAACGCAACGTGTCGATCGCGTGCTTCCACTCGTCGTCCCGTCCGTCCCATTTTAGCAGACTCTCGTGTAACCGAGGACAACGCGCAGAGACGAAGAACCGGCCGCCCACCATGGACTCATGCAGATACTCGATCCCGTGCTGTACCGAGCCCGCACCGTGGCCCTCGCCACGCTTGACGGTGCGGATCTGCGGCCTGAGCTGCTTGTAACTGGCCAGGCCCATGAGCAAAGCGAGCGCTCTCATTAGCTTTTGGTTGCTCTTCTTCCCAAGCCGTTTGCCTTGTTTGCCGGCATAGACGCGGTCGCCATAGGCGCGGGCCAGTGCCTTCCAGGGAATGTGGTTGCGGTGACAGAGCTCGAGGATAGCCTCGGCGTCCTGGTCAGTCGTCGTTTCGCCGTCGGTGGTGTACTCGTCGATCGCGTATATCGACGGGTGACGCTCGGAGTTGTCGACGCCGACAAGCAACGCGTATTCCTCGAAGTTGCCGCCGTGGCCGTGATCGGTGCCGAAGCGAATCTCGTACTCCAGATCGGGCAATACCTCGAGGCGCATGGACTCGTTGTAGGCGCTGAAAATGTTCCCCTCGACGCTCATCTCCCATTCGCCATGACAGACGACGGGTACCTCGTGCGGGAGCGTGTTCCGGATCACGTGGGCCACCCAGTCCGCGTCGCAGGGCGTGCCGTCCTTCAGGCGCAGTGGCTCACTGCGGCCGACGGGTATGAGGTTCTCGGCCACAAGTCGCGCGTGGTAGTCCGCCACAAGTGGCGCGTCTCCTGTCTCCGGGTTCTCGAGCGTGATCCGCTTGAGCCATTCCGTGGGAGCATTCACGGGCGTGAGGGTGAGCAAGACAACGCCGTCTCCGGCCTTCATTGTGCGTTTGAGGAGCTCACCGAAGATACGCGGTGAGGTGGGGGGCTCGTCGAAGAGAGCCACGTCGATCGACGCTGACGACAGGTTGAGGCCGCCCTGCTTCGTGGTCTTGAAGCGGATGATCGAGCCGTTGAGGAATTCGACGAGAGGGTTGTTTGCGTGAAAGCCGTTCTTCGGATCAAAGCGAACGCGCGGATCGATGAGATCTTTCGGAAGCAGATCCCAGAGCTTCTGTTGAATCGCGAGCGACTGTTGCCAGGTGGCGCAGATCACCCACGCTTCGATCGGCCGGGACGGTACCTCGATGAGCGGGTGCGAGCCGAGGCACCGATAGATCACCTCACCGAGCCCGGCCGTCGTCTTGCCGAGCGCTTGGTTCCCGGCTCGGTACAACTTCACCGGAGCCGCCGAGGAAAGCCAGCGATGTTGAGGTGGAAGCCAGTCGATATAGTCGAGCGGCCGTCGAGCTCGACGCTCCACGTATGTCGCGACTTGAGCGCGGCGAGTCGCTATCATTCGAGGCCGGCGGAAAGCCCGTCGATGATGTCGCGCACAACGTGACGAGGCAGGGTCGACAAGTCCTCGATCATGGCCGCAAGGTTCGCGGCCGGGTCGCTGTCGTCTTCGAGCCTCCGCCGCTCAAGCGCGCGCGCCTCTTCGATGGCCCAGATCTGTGACTCGAGCCGAGCGGCTAGGGACTGAAGCCCGGACAACGACGACGCCTTCCCCTCGTCGAGGCACCATTGCACATTGGCCCGCACTTCGCCGAGCTGTCGCCGGAGCGCCTCGAGATGTGACGCCGGCTCGACGGGTGACAGCTTCGGCGGCTTCGTCTTTGGCTTCTGTTTCCAGGGCTTCTGTCCGGCGCGAAATACCCACTTGCGCACATTGGCCGACGGAACGCCTAGCTCGCGCGCTACGGCCGCGGCGGTTTCGCCGGCTTGTATGCGTGCGACGGCTTCGTCGCGGACGGCTGTCGTGATGCGCAGCGTGCCTCCCGTGCCCCTAGTATAGCGCACCGTTCCGGAATGCGAACGCACCGCTAGCGCGCGAAACCCGAG